CCAGCGAGGCCAGGCCGGCGACGAGGATGCCGATCGGAGATAGCACGACGCCCACGACGGTTGCGATCGCACCGATCGCCGTGAGCACGCCGCCGACCGATGAACTCAGGAGCGTAAGCGTGCCGCCCAGCACGACGAGCGCTAGGCCGACGCCGGTTACCACGACGGCCGCCTTTGCAAACCCGGCGACGAGCTCCTGATTGGCGACGACGAACTTGGTAAACCCGTCGATCACCTCGCCGATCGGCCCGGCGATTGCCATGAGGGCTGGGCCGACGGCCTCGCTAATGGCGATCGCCGCCCGTTGCATGGCAGCGGCGACGCTTGCCATCGCACCGGCTAGGCCAGCCGATAGCGTTTTGTATTTCTCGCTGACCGGCAGGGCGTTGCCCATCGCGTCCGTCATGGCGTTGAAGCCATCGACGCCGGTTGCCGTCAGAATAGCGGCGGCTCTAATCGCATCCTGCCCAAAGATGCGGCGGAAGATGTCGTCCCTCGCCGCTTGATCCATTCCGGCGAGGGCGCCGCTGAGTGTGCCGATGATTTCGACAAGCGGTTTCATGCTGCCGTCGGCGTTGCGGAACGACGCGACGGAAAGCCCGACCTCCTGCAAAGCCCCAACGGCATCGTCGGCCGGAGCCATAAGCCGCATGAGCATTGTCTTGACGCTGGTGCCGGCGTCGCTGCCCTTGACGCCGTTGTTGGCGAGCACGGCCAAGGCCGCGGACAGGTCGCCCATTGACTGATTAGCCAACGCCGCCACGGCGGCGGACTGGCTAAACGCCATCGTCATTTCCTCGATACTCGTCGAGGAGGCGTCGGCCGCGGAAGACATCGTGTTTGCGGCCACGTCGGCCGTAACACCAAAGACTTTCATGGCGTCGGCCATGACCACCGAGGCGGCGGCCACGTCCATATTTCCGACCTTGGCAAACTCTAGCGCCGTCTGGCCGGCGCCGCCGAGCACTTGCTCCAGGCTCATCCCGGCTTTGAGGAGCTCTAGGAACCCTTGCGTCGCCTCGGTCGGGCCGACGCCGAGAGCCTGCGAGACTTGCATCGCGGCGGCGCGAATCCTGTCGAGCTCGGCGGTGGTCGCGCCGGTGCTGGCTTGAATGTTGAGCAGCGTCGACTGGTAGGCCGTGCCCTGGCGGATCGCCGCCCCGAATGGCAGCAAGGCGGCAGCACCCATGCCGGCGATCTTGGTGCCGGCCCCGCTCATCGACCGGCCGAGGTTACCGATCTGGCGGTTGATCTTGTTGAGGGCCGAGAAGAACGCCCGCGGGTCCGCCCCGATCTCGACGAATACCTGGCCGGCTTTGACCTTCGATGCGCTCATGTGGTCACGTCGTGCCAGTTAGGTCCAAGGAGTTTTTTGATTTCTTCCGGCGTCGCCTGCCTGGGCTTGGCCTTCTTTGCGAACGGATTCAGCCGGGCCGGGTCTGTGCTTGGGGCGTGCTTTGCTTTGTTGAGGTTGGCTTGTTGTGCAAGGAGATTGGCGGTGTGCCACCAATCCATTTCTAGGCGGGCGTCGCGAGCGATGAGGAGGTTTCGGAGCGTCCACTTTCCGGGGTGGACGCCGAGGATTCCGGCGGCCTCGTAGATTGCGTGCCAGATTGTTCGAGCAGACTCGACGCCGTCGCCGCTTGCATTCGCGCCTCCGCCTGGCCGAGCATCTCCGCGGCGACTTCGTCCATCTTTGTCGCCAAGAGCCCGACCATCTTGCGGAGGCGCGGGGGGAAAAAATCGACAAGCTCCTCCTCAATCGCCTTTACGCCGGCCTCGATCGCGTCGCCGCGGAGGCCGTCGAGGAAGTCTTCGCGGCTGATCTTCTTTTCGTCGGCCTGCTTGCGGCAGATGGCGTAGAGCACCTCGCCGACTGTGCCGTACTGGCTGCGCAGGATTTGGAGCGTGTTCGCGATGCTTGAGGTGTCGATGATGTCGAGCGGCGCCTTGCGCGTCTGACGGGAGACGCTGCCGTCGGATTGCTCCACGTCCTCCGTTACGTCGACCGTGACCAGGCCGCGGACGCGCTCGGCGGCCGCCACCGTGATCGCCACCATCCAGGGCCGCCCCTGGTCATCGCGAAACTCTTTCATTACGTCCTCAATCCCGCACGGGTGAGACGGGCCTCGACTTGGTACGTCGCGACGCCGTCGATCGGATCAGTCTCAGAGATGCTCGTAACCACTGCGAGGAACGACCACGCACCGGCGCCGCCCGAGACGGTGATCGGCGTCCCGGCCGTGACCATGCCGTAGACGCCGCCTAGATCGGCGGCGTCGTTGAACTCGACGGATACGGTGGCCTCGACGCCTACGGGGTAGACGGCAGCCTCGCGGCTGCCGTACTCCTCCACGTCGATCGTGCGGACGCTGTAGGAAAGGCTGACGTTTCGGGCGCTGGCAATGTTGCCACCGATCGAAATCGAGCAGTCCTTCCCAAGCGTGATCGCCACGGGCTCAGGTCTCCCGTGCGGTTACCGTGAAAGTCACGGCCCCGTCGATCGAAATGTTTTCCGCGACGCTCATCACGATGAAACCGCTCGTCGCCGTGTTGCTCTGGAGGGCCGTGATCAGCCCCGTGGCGTCGTGGCACTCGATCTCCCAGGTCTTAGTCTTGAAGCCGGCGGCGTTGGCCCGGAAGCCAGGATTGCCGGAGGTGCCGCCCTTGTTGGTGCGGTTGGTCACGTCGATGACTTCGCATTCCTCGGTGTAGCTTGCCGAGATGATGTCGGTGCCGAACGGAGGCGCGGAGCCGTCTTTGCCCAGAACGATTGCCATGGGTTGTTATTCCTTGAGGTCAGGTTTGGGTGGCGGCGCGCGAAGCGCTGACGGTAAAGGTTTGAATTCCGTCGATGGGGTCGGAGCGGCTCACGCTCGTGACGATGAATTCGACGGTGTTGCCGGTCGAGACTCCGCCAAGAGTGAACGACGCGCCAGCCTCGACGCCTGGGTCATCGACGCACTCGACCTCAACCGTCTGTTCAATCATGGCCTTGCGGAACTTGCGGGCGGTGTCGCCGAACTTGGTCACGTCGACCTCGGCGGCAGAGTTTGTCACGGAGACGGATCGGGCGCCGGTCAAGCCGGTGATCGTCACGTCTTTACCGAGGGTAATAGCCACGCTGGCCTCCTGGTGTGCGGGGTGGTAGCGTCAAAACTACGGCCCGCAGAGGCGAGACCGTAGGGGGTGTCGTCACGCGGCGCGACGCAAGGCGTTGCGGTATTTCTCGTTTGCCCGTGCCGCCGCCTTCTGGACGCCGACCGCACCCTGCATAAATGGGCGAGCCGGGTAGCGGGCGTTTTTGGTCATCGTTGTACGCTCCCAATTACGGGAGAACCGCGGCCGCTTGTTGGCCCACAAAATCGACCCGTAGTCGAATTGGTTTTTCTGCGGCCCGAGGCTAGTGCCTTTGGTAAACCGGCCGCGAGAATCTCGGCCGACGCTCTTGCCGGCAGACCGCCGGAGGTACGCATTGCGTGCCGCCCCCACGCCGATCCGCCAGGCCGTGAGTTGCAGCGTGCCGCCGAACTCGTGCAGACGGTTTAGCCAGGCGGCCTTGGCCGGGCCGATCACGGCCGTCGGCCCGAGGACGCCGCGGCTCATGTACCAGTAGATGTCGCGGTAAAGGAATCGCTTGGGAGCCCACGACTTGACGGGCTTGCCGGGCGGCCGAGGCTTGCCGCTCGACACCATCGTCAGATCCTTGTAGAGCCCGCCCACGAACTCGACGACCTCGCCCGCTTTGACCGCTCGCCGGCCTGCCTTGGTCTGCTTCGGCGGCGAATTGCCAATGCCCTTCCTGGCGGCCTGTTGCACGTCGCGGCCGGCAGCCGAGAGGCTGCGGCGAGACATATCGTCCATCATCCGCCGCACCTTGGCCCGGTCGAAAAACGCCCCCTTGACCTTGGCCTGGAGTCGGAGCCGGGCTTGAAACGATTCCGAGCGCACTTGGCGGTTGCCGCCAATCTGACCCGGCCGAATGAATGCCCGGCTTACGCGGCCAAGTGCTGCCATTAGCGATGCACCCTATAGGTTGCCGTGATCACCGCCCGCCAGACGTTTCGCTCAGTCAGAGCGTCGTCGGGGTTGAGGGCCACCTCGACCGTCATCGGGCTGGTGACGCCCGCCGGCCATTCGAGCTCGCCGTACGAATGCTCGCGGATCACGTCGGCGATCTCTTCGCAGAGGTCGACCATCTCGTCGGCGGCCGCCTCGGTGGGCGTGTGCCGGCCGACGAATACGTTCATCTGGTAGTCGTACTGCCACGAGTCGCGGCTCACTCGCACGGTCTCGATGCCGGCCGGCGTGACGGCGATCACCGGATCGGCCAGATCCTCGACCTCATAGGTCGGCCAATTCTTCCGCTCGACGGTGGGCTCTGCCGTG